TGATAATTCCCTTATCTTCGTTTCCATCAACTGCTACAATGATATGTTTCAAACGTGTAGACAATTCTGGATCAACTCCAGAAAGCTTACTCATCTTTTTATACCCTTTCACGGCTTCTTCAATCTTTTTCTCATCACCATGTGTTAAGAACTTTAAAGTAAGCTTGTTTTTACCAATTGGTAAAGTGAATGTGTGAGTAGTTTGTCCTTTTTCGAATCCTTCCCAGCTAATTAGTTTATCGTCAAAATCTCCTAAGTCAATACTGTGTTTTGATTTCTCTCCACAGCTTGGACAAGCAATCTCTACATCGTAATCTTTACCATAAGCTAAGATGCGAGCTGCAATAAAGATTGCATTCTTATCTACCGTAAGTAAATCGTTGTAGTTGATTTTAGTAACAATAAGTGATTGCAATAGTTTATCAATTACCACCCCTTGTTTAATAAGGTTTTGTGATGAAAGGATATCCTCTTCTCTTGCAGTCATGTATTTCATCTCGATCTTTCCTTCTGAAAGTGGATGCCCTTCTGGGTAGAACCAACCTTTAGATGGTAGTTCGATTACTTCCGTTGGTACGATTGAGGGTGATGATACTGTTTCTAGGGTTCCAGTGTTGATTGACTCAGCCATGAATTTGGCTTTGATCTCTTCGTCTGTGAGCATCTTTCCTGCTGGATACTCGTCGTTAAGAACTTTTGACATAAAATAAAACTTTTTTAGTAACTTTGATTCCTTTATAAATATGCATGGAAAAAGAAAAAGTCCCAGCGGTTACTGAGACTTTTTTGTTATTAGTTTTTGATCTTAGTATTCTAATACACAGTAGTCAACTCCTAGTGTTAAAGAAATCTCAACCGGAGTTTCTGTTGACCAGTCCATATCTCCAAACGTTGCAGTTTTGATATATGCACCTTTCACTTTCCAGTTTTCTACTTTATCACCTACTGGTCCAAGTACGAAGATATCGAAATCTCTTTTGTAGAAATCTGCATATCCGTCACGGCCCGTTACTGACTCGTGAGATACACGTACCCACTCCATTACTGATTGTGCTCCTGATGGTACGATTGCGTCGTACATAGAGATTGTGATATCGTTCCACTTACATTTTCCTTTCATCTTGCGGATGATGTTAATGTGGTCTAATACTACTTCTCCACACTCAATACCTGGACGAGACACTTTCTTACATAAGAAAGCTGGGATGCCTTCTACAGATAAGATGAATCTATTCTGTACCTTAGGTTCGTAAGGTGTGTAGAAGATTTCGTTGTTTTCAATTAAATTTGCCATCTGTCGTTTATATTAAGTATTAAGCGTTATCAAAAGTTGCTCCAGTAGGAAGAATGTTAAAGTCTAATACGATAAATTCTGCTGCTTTTGCTGGTTGTAAGTAGATCTGACCGTACATGATGTTTCTGTCGATTACGTCAGGTGTGTTGTTTGTCTCATCCATGATTACACGGAAAGCATACAATCCTTGACGAGATTTTACAGTCTCTAAGTATGGTGTTACAATGTTCAAGAATCTTTGACGAGTCGCTGTTGTGTTGTTTTCGAACACTAAGTAACGGCTTGAAGATGCGATGAATTTTTTCAATGTAATCATCAAACGACGTACGTTGATTCTATCTAGTGCTGATGGTTTAGCTTGTAGTGTTTTCTGACCCCAGATACATACTCCTTGGTTAGGGAATGTTGCAATCGCATTTACTTTATTTTCATAAAGGTCATTACGTTGTGCTTGGTTCAATCTCAACTCTACGTCTACTGCTTCAGATACACCTCCACGATTTAGACCTGCTGGTGCAAACCATTCGTATGCTACTGAATCGTTGTATGCCATTACACGTGGTACGATTACACTTGGTGGAACCCATACCGGTTTGTTTTTATCTGTATCGATGATTTTAACCCATGGCCAGTAAGTACCTACGTAGTTTGAATCAATTCCTGAATCTACTACTGCTGCTACTGCTGCTGCTACTGATCCTCCTTGTACGATTGGATCTGCTAATACAAATGCATCTCCACGATCTTCAGCTACTTCGATTGATTTGTTGATAATCGCTGCGTGATCTTTGATTGTTGCTCCTGGAGTAACGATTAGGTTGATATCATACTCGTCAGCATTTGCGATTGTGTTAAGGGCTTTTACATAAGCTGCTCCACCTGGCGTATTTGCATTTGTACAATCCATACCAAATAGGTTGTTTGGTCTAATAGCTGAACCTACATACTTAGGTATTGCTGGATCCATTCCATCAAAACCACCTTGTAATGGTATGTTGAATTTCAATACGTTATTTACATCTAGTCCTACAAAGACTGAAGCTGATACACTTGATCCTCCTACGAATGTAGAGTTGGCGTTTGCTTTAGATGCACTTGGGTGTAAGAAACACTCATCTAAGTTGAATCCGTTTCCTAATTGTACTGTTCCTTTTGCTAAAGGTTTCAAGAAGTTAACGTTGTCATTAGATGCATAATCCCATCCGTAGTATGCTTTCTTACTATAAGAACCATTGATTTGAGTTAATTGGCTAACTATAGAAGCTGTTGGCATTGTGTAGCTTGAAGAGATTGGTTGTACCAAAGCCTCATATCCAAATGGTTTAACATTTGCACTGATTGCTTTGTTCTTAACGTCGTCAGCTACCTCGATACGGATGTATTTTGATACGTTTCTATAATCTCCATTAATTGATACAACACCTGCTGCATCTACTGAGAAGCTTCTATCTCCAATTCGTCTTGTGATGTAGTTAGAAGAATCTGGGTCTAAGTTCAAGTTAGTGTAAGACTCAAGAACAACTGGTCTTTGGTCTGTGTCACCGTATTCACGCACCAATAGAGTAAATGAACCATAGTCTGATCCTGGATCTGTTCCTGGGATAGTTGTGTTGACAATACTAATTTTGTATGCAGTGTTTGTGTCTGTTCCATCTGCCAAAGACACTACTTTAAATAATTGAAGTTTAGAACCCCCAATAATTTGTGATGTAATGTATGGTGTTGCAGCTGGTGCATAGTTTCCATAAATTGAACTAGACAAGTCTACAAGTGCTGATGTTGATCCAGTCTCAAAGAAGACAGATCCTGATAAACCAGCATTAGAGCTTAAGAAGTCGCTAGCGTACGTGTACACATATCCTTTCTTAGTTCCTTTTACTGATGTACCTAGTACGTTTGTAAATGAATCTACACTTGCTGGGTTAGCTGATGCTGTTAATACTTGAGTTGATACTCCTGATCCTGATAAGATGAATCCTTTGGATCCAGTTACACTGATTGAACCAGTAAATGCTGATTTTTCGAATCCGTTTCCAGTTGAGAAGCCAATTGCAGTAGATGGTAAAATTACACCAACTAATTTAAACCCAAGAGAACCTGAGTAAATAATTTGTACTGATTTTGCATTATATCCTCCAGATGTAAGAACACGCACAACAGTCACCGTAGCGGCGCTGTTTAGGTAACTCTTAACTGCGTAAGGTACATAAGTGTCTTCGCTCAAACCACCAAACTTCGCGATAAAGTCATTAAAGTTGTTTACCACTGTAGGTACAAACGCAGGTCCTTTAGTTGTTGGTCCAACGATCGCTGCTCCAATTGCTGCAATTCCTGCAGGCAAAAACGAAAGGTCTTTCTCGTTTGTAAATACTCCTGGTGATACTATTCTTTCGGCCATGTCGTAATAAGTTGTTAAAGTTTAATATAAATATCACAACGGAACTCGAAACCTTGTTTTTGTTAAGAATTTGGTGTAAATTCACCAGACTCTAAGTCTAGCGACCCTTGTCCGTATTTCACATCCAATTGATTAGCTAATTCCTTTTCTTCCATGTTTGTTTCAAAAATCTGCTCGTCAATTCGTTGCTCTTCCTCCTCTAAGGATTTTAGGTAATCCTTTCCATTCTTCATTGCAAGTTTAATTTGTACCAACTGTACACCTAGTGTATTATACTTGTCTTGAAGTAACTTAATTTGGTCAACTTCCTCTTGTGTAAAAACTGCTTTTTCCATTATAACTTATTTTAATATAAATATGTGTTTGTTTTCTAAAAGTGAGCAATGCCGTCCAAGTAGCTTTGGTACGATATCTTTGTTGGTGCATTGTTTGCATCACCAGCATTTATTATAATCGATGCATAAGATGATGTATCGTCAAAGATTGGGAAAGCTGTAAATCTATAGAGTTGGTTAGTGAAGAGACTATATGGTAATGGACTTCCACTACCTGAGTTTATTCCGTATACTGAATTGGCTATTGTTAAATTGCTTGCGTTCCATCTAACGGGTTGACCATTTTTATCAATGTTAAACGTTGTACTAAAGGTTTGATGTCGTGTCCAATTGTTTGAACCAGGTTGTTGCTGATCAACCCAGCCCATGTATATTGCGTTATCAGTGTTAGCTCGAGCATCAACAGACATAGCTATATTGATACGGGTATAAGCCATTCCTAATCCAGCTGATGCATTTTGAGTTGTTACAGTGTAGTTCGGATCAACTAATGGATATCCATAAGCAGCTGCTGGCCATCCTTGTAAAGCACTAGTTGCTACGCCTCCAATGCTAGCAATCGATGCTGCTTCGACACCACGCATGTTAGCTATCAACGATACTGAAATACCTGATACTTGACTATCTTCCACTCTTAATTACCAGTTAGTTTGATAAATGCACTATAGTTCTTGTATATGTTTGCAATTAGGTTAGCCTTAACTTTGATATCGCCATCAAGCGAAGTAACCATGGACATTTTTGTATAGCTGTCTTGTAGTTTTTGCAATGGTTCGGGTATTCCTTTTTTTGCAAACTCTTCCTCTACTTTATCCAATCCAAGACCATTATATGCTTGTGTTGTTGATGATTTTTTTAGGAATTGCATTTTTAACTGAGTTGACTTGATAATACTATCTAACTCGTTGATGCGAGTTCGCAAATCATCTATATCTATACTCTCACCACTCCAATTTAATATATCCTCCATCGCAGAGTCTGCGATCAGTCTAATCTCCACATCTCCGTCAGTACTAAATATGTATGGATAATCTGACTCTACTTCACTAAACTTCTTAGCCATGTCATTTGCCGAAGATACTGTTGCATAGTGTATCTTTTCGTCTTTTGTGTTTAAATACACATCTAACTCGACTTGAATTTGCTGAGTCTTTGGTTGAGGTACTTCTGAAAGTAGTGTGTTTAATTTTCCTAAAGTCGTTCCTCCCGAACTTGCATGTACTGTGTATACGGGTTTACCCTCATCTGTAATACCTACTATAGTAAGCTTGTAGTCGATAATCGAGTTAGGTGTCAATTTACCTATTGAATAGTCTGGATTTTCTAAGATTATTATTGATAGGTTCTCTGTTTTTAGTATGCTTCCCATTTGTTTTTTATTAAATTAATACCCAATCATTTGATGGTTTAAATTTCATTTGCCAATTATTAGTGTTGACTGAGTTTTGATAATAGCAATGTCCTAATACCCTTACTACATTCGTACCGCTCGTTGTTGTCGGTACAGTGGTGTCCATATTACCGACTGTTGTATTGTTCTCTATATATACCGGTATACCAGAGTCAGCTGCGCGGACGTATGGATATCCCGATCCTCCTCCCGAATCAGTAACCGTTACATGACCTTCTAATAATATCTGGCATCTACCAGTTCCTGTATCTATGTTAAATGGTAGTCCTAGTAGGAAGGTAGCTTTTGTACTACTTTGATCTACTAAATACCACAAATCATCACTATCCAGGTAACATAGTTGTCCATCTAAAGGTATGTTAGATAGATTAACATATCCTTCAATAATGTCTCCGGTGTAGTTTCTAACTGGATTACTTCCGATAGAATCGGAAATCTTCTCTTGTACGTCGCGGGACTTTGTAGTAGTATCATAAACTTGTGCAGTTCTAACTTCTGGATCGGTTGTGTTTAGCGCTTGTGTACCGCCAGTATTATACGATATTACTGTTGGTCGATTGATTGTAACATTCGCTGTTGTAGCAACTAGCGTGTTGTCTCTAGCACCAGATGATTCATTACCACCTCCAACAATAAAGGCATAACTATCCTCGGTTGGTGTGTTTAATAAACCAACCACTGATTGACCTACACCAAGAGCTATAGTACTTCCTCCGGATGCGTTCGAGTATAATCCGACAGTTACAGACTCGACACCTTGTGCATGTGATTCATTACCAATTGTAGTACTCCAATATAGTGGCCATAATTCAGTATCAATGCCGTTGGACGAGTACCCAACTCGGTATTTATTCCCACCACCAGTATCAACGCTAGTATCCACTAGTGTGATTTCTGTTGCTGGTGTTCCATTCATTGTTGAAGATGCAATCTCAAGCATCCTTGTTACTGGGAATCCACCATTTGTGTATCCATCCTTGTCTTGTAATACTATGAAAGTACCTGCTGCAAATTGTGCTGTTAAATCACCATAGTATTTATCTAATGAAAATACACCGGCTGCAATTGAACTATCAGGGTTATATGCTCCAGCTCCGGAATATGTCTTGCGACCTTCTGCGTGTGAACTTTCTCCATATGTAATGCTACCATTACCTTCTGCGTGTGAGTAACTACCGTAGGTCTCACTAACACCCTCGGCGTGTGAACCTTGTCCGTAAGCAAAGGCACTCTCACCTTCGGCATGTGAATAATCACCTATTGCAAATGCATTAAATCCCTCGGCGTGTGAATACATTCCTGCTGCTTTGGTTTGATAACCTTCTGCGTGTCCGTAATTACCACCTATAGACTGATTACCTTGACTTGCATTCAAATATTGTTTGTTAACTACTAGAATTGTACTAGTTGAAATGCTCGTATCGAGAAAAGTTATAACCGTATTAGTTCCACTAAAATAGGATGATGATATTGTCGTTTCAGTAAAACCATAAGTGTTGGCGTATGGTGTGTCATCAATTAGAACTCGGCTATCTTGTGATAGGTAGCTAGTTTGGTCACCATACGATGAGTTTAGTACATATTCTCCAGGATTAGATCCTAGTGTTGCCATGTATGCAGTGATAGCTCCCGTTGTACTATAGCTACCTTCTGCATGCGATGCAACTCCATATGTTGAAGTCTTTTCACCTTCTGCGTGTGAACTTGACCCAAAAGTGACTGTACTAATACCTTCAGCGTGAGAATATATTCCACTTGCAACTGCATAGTAACCTTCTACATGCGAATGCTGACCTGATGCTGATGTGAATAACCCTTCCGCGTGTGAGAATGATCCCGACGCTACTGTGCTTCTACCCTCCGCATGTGTGTATTGTCCTAATGCTATAGTAGCACTACCTTCTGCATGTGAACCGTTTCCTGATGCTATTGTCTGCGATCCTTCAGCGTGAGATAGGTCTGCAGAGGCTGATGTAAATCCACCCTCCGCGTGTGATAAATTACCTACTGATATACTACCTAAACCCTCTGCGTGAGAACCCAATCCAGTAGCGATTGTATTCTGACCTTCTGCGTGTGAGTAATTACCAATTGCTTTTGTTCCTGCTCCTTCTGCGTGTGAATATTCACCTGATGCTGATGCGAATAACCCTTCCGCATGGGCGTAGTTTGCTGATGCTATATTGAAAGCTCCCTGCGTCACTGCTCTTAGTGATGAATTGTATGTGAAAAAATCCTCACCTCCTAAAGTACCGCTGTTGTTAAACTGCACAGCTCGATTATTTCCACCTGGAGTTGTCCATGAAGACGAAACTGCGTATGAAGCACTTCGTGCAAATGATGCTGTTCCTAATAGTGAACCAGTAAACGAAGTTGCTGTTAAGCTTCCCGTTAAACCATATGAACCTGATAGTTGTTTTGTATTAATCCAAGCATTGGATAATCCAGCAGATCCTGAGCGATACATCCATAAGTCTCCTTGTTGGTATGTAGACGCTGAAACTGAACTTATATCATGAAAGTGAATTGGTGTTGATGGTGTCATAAATATTGAACCATTGGATGGATTGGCTCTAGTTACGATACCAACAAAAGTTTTATCAATTGGAGCTGCTGGAGGTGTATTTGTAAACTGTCCTGCAGACTGTGATACCCATAACAAGTCACCGGCTGTGAATGCTGATGTGTTTACTCCGTTAACTATCCCAAATGTAGTTATGAAACCATCTGTTCCATGTTCGATATCGTGCGTTGCCATACCCATAATCTCATTACCGGTACTAAAAGCGTTTGATTGGTCGGTAGCTTGAGCTAAAACAACTGTTGGTCTATCTCCAATAGCACTACTTAATCTAACAACTGAACCATTTGTAATAGTGACACCAGTTTGGTTTCTAGCTCTTAACCATTGTTCTTGTCCTATGTTTAATGTTACATCTTGTTCCCAATTGTACATTGCTAATGCACCGGAACCAGAATCATAAAACAATCGACCTTGTTTCCAGGCAGGTGCGTTGGTTCCAATAACACTACCGGTAGCAAAATCAATGTAATCTACATTGTTAATTGAACCTGATATTGTTGGGTTGATTGCGTAAGATGCAGTTCTCGCAAATGAAGCTGTTCCTAATAATGAACCAGTAAAGCTTGTTGAAGTTACACTAGTAAGTCCTGCCAATGTGGTTGATGTTCCACCTAATGATATAGCGGTTGATCCGATTGTAATGCTACTATTTGTTAGTTGTGAGTTACCAATACCGGAAAGTGTACCTCCTAAAGTCAAGTTACCAGTACTTGTTACTGTACCAGTTAGTGTGATGCCATTAACAGTACCAGTACCTCCTACTGAGGTTACTCCATTGTTAACAACATTAGTTGCCCAAGATGCTGTACCAAGTAGAGAGCCGGTAAAATTAGTCGATGTTACGCTTGTTAATCCTGCTAACGTTGTAGACGTGCTTCCTAACGATATTGCAGTTGATCCAATCGTAACACTGCTATTTGCTAAGTTAGCATTTGTAATACCCGCTGTGCCTGATAAGTTTGAGTTTGTCAAACCTGAAATAGATCCACCTAATGTGATTGTACCTGCTCCCGTAATAGGACCACCAGTTAGAGTGATACCCGATACTGTTCCTGCTGTTGATACTGATGTTACAGTTCCACCTCCCGATGCTAGGTTTGTTCCAACACCTGCACCGCCTGCTGTAATATCCAAGAAATATCCTCGTGCAGTGCCCCCTTGCTCAAAAAATCTTAATCTATTTTGCCAAACATCGATAGTAACACCTCCCGTAATAGATGTGTTTGTAACGGCTTTATTAAGGAAGATTTCCCCTCCCTCATCTCCTGATGAGTTTATTGATCTTAGATTTTGTGCTGCGGTTACGTCTGCTCCTGAGTAAACAAACGAGGATCCTGATAGAGAGTTTAATACGGCATCAGAGCCTGAGGTAATGACTTTTTTCCAACTTGGCATATTATAATACTTTTATGTTGCGGTTAGATACATACACTAATGCCGTGTGTGCGCCTACTTCCTTGCGGCCTGCAACAAGTTATTTTATATAAATAGTATGCGGTTTACTGAGCAGGTGCTGCTTTGGCTGCTTTCTTGGCTTCTGCTTTAACGAAAGCTTCTAGCTCCACTTGCTTCTGCTGTTCTTGAGCATTCAACGCTCTTCCAATCTCAGTTAACTCGCGATCAAGTTTTTGTTGCAAGGTAGCGATAAATACGGCATCTTTGCCTGGGATAGTTATCACATCTAGTGATTGACGTAGGACTGCTACCTCGTTTGGAGATAGATCAATTGAGAATAAATTCATAACTTGTTATTTTTAATTAGCTAACTTTGTGTATTGGTTTTGTAGCTTTATAACCATATTATAAAACATTTCAACCTGCTCTCCAACTAAATTGGTAGATTTTAATGCTCTTAATAAAAACTCAAGCTCTTGAAGATTTAATTGATCCTCAAGAGCTAGGTTAGTTTCTTTTGGAGTATCTGATACTCCTAATTTGCTTAACAAACTCATAACTGATTATTGATGTTATGCGTAAATATAAATGTCGCTAGTTGCACTATTTATGTGCATCTGACCAAATCCATTTGTTGCACCACCATATGTAGGAGCTCCTGATGGAGCACCTGCTGCTGTTTTAGCAGATACCATGTATTCCGCTGCTGTTACTGTTACTGCAGATGGAGATACAGATGATGCGATTGCCCAACGTGATGTACCGGTTGTGTTGTTTTCCCAGTAGAACGCTTCACCATCACCTGCTGCATCTTGAACAATAATACCTGCATCTACCGTTACTCCTGATCCAGATGCTAGTAATATAAACTGATCAGTAATCGATACGTTAGTGGAGTTAATAAATGTTGCTGATCCAGTGATTAATCCAGTTACAGTCAAGTTACCACCTACAGTTACGTTTCCTGATGTGGAGATTGCTGCTGCGTTTAAGGTTCCAGTGAACGTTGGAGATGCTGAGAATACTAAGTTTCCAGTTCCCGTTTCATCCGTTACCGCTGCTGCTAAGTTAGCTGATGATGGAGTAGCTAAGAATGTTGCAACTCCAGTTCCTAATCCAGATACGTCTGTTGAGATAGCAACTGCATTCGCTTGAATTGTAGCAACACCTGCTCCAGTTATTAATACGTCACCTGATACTTGTCCAAAGATTGAACCAGAAATCGCTGGTACTAATGTTCCAGTATTAACTGCTACATCATTCGCGTTTACTGTGATGTGAGTACCTGCACCTACCGCAAGTGTGTGAGCAATACCTTCACCAGTAGTTGCACCACCAGTCAAACCTGCACCTGCATCGATTGTTGCAACGTAGTTTCCAGTTGTGTCAGTTCCTAATGCTACTGAGTCAGCTGCAATTGAAGCAACACCTGCTGCTGAAATTGTAATGTCACTCGATACTCCTCCATATACTGAAGCCGATACTTGTCCTACTGTTACGTATTTGTTTACACCATCGTTAGCAAATAATTGAGATGCTGCTGTGATTGGTGTTAGGTTGGTTGTTGGGAATACTGCTGTTGCAGTTACTCCAGTTAAACCTGCACCATTACCTTGAAATGATCCACTAAATGAACCAGATGCTGATAAACCAGTTGCACCAGTAGTTGCTACAATATTACCAGTACCGTTAACTGCTGTTGTAGTTACTGCACTCGTTCCGTTTCCTGTCAAGAGTTGACCTGCGGTAAAGGTTGATGCCCCAGTACCCCCATTTGCAACCGATAAGTCGGTTGTTAAACTAAGCGATGATAGTTCGGCTGCGGAGCCTGAGACTATGACCTTTTTCCATTCTGCCATGTGTAATTTTTAATAAGTTGTTATTTGAATATAAATATGTTTGGATTTGGTTAATCAATCTAATCCTACAAAAAATGCACCCGAAGTAAAGTATATTCCTCCATTTGGAGCTGATCCAGTTAAAGCTGCGCTTTGCGTTGCTACCACTATAACACCACTTTGTGATACGGTTAGGATTGGTTGATTGTTAGTATTCTTGATTAAAAAAATATCGCTAATAGTTCCCCTCACTGTTAGAGAACCAGTAATTACTGCACTTCCTGAGAATGGGAATACGTTTCCACCTCCACCATTTAATGCATATGAAGCTGTAAGTGCATAACTTGCACTCTGAACACTACCTGATATTTGACTTCCTCTTATTAATGCCATGTTAAGCGAATTTTCCTATTGCTATAACCTCATCTGTTGTAACTAGTGTGAAACCTAGTAGTCCAGGATCTATTCTCAACCTACACTGACCACTACCGTTATCGACAAATTCTAGAATTGCACTTGGCTCAACATACTGGCCATTAACGAAGAACATAAAGTTAGTAACACTTGTTGTAGGTAATCCTGCAGGTGCTTGTAGGAATGCTGCCGTAAAGTAAGCGTATTCTGGTACAGTTATGGTTGTGGCTTGTTTTGCAATATTTGTATTTAGATATTGAAGTAATGCTGGATTTGCTGTTGATAAAGCATTTGGAGTAGCTGTTACAGTTGGCTGTGTCATGCTAGTTCCAGGTCCTGCAGTTAGCGTATCTGTTTGTTGGAATACTGTTGGATCTACATCCGCAGTCGCTTCCATAACAAGCTGTCTTGAATCAAACGCTTTGGATGATTGTTTCTTGCTAAGGTTTTTCACCAACACGTCTGGAATAATGTATCCGAACAAAGTTAATGTAAACGAGGTTCTTACGATTCGATCTTGATCTTGAAGTAGGTCTGTTGTATTTGTATAGCTGTCAACTTTGGTTCTAAATCTAAACTTATCAGGTTCACCCCAAAAAGATCCCTCTGAGTAAAGTATCGATTCTACAATACCATTCATGTGTTCAACAAAGTCGGTCCAAATGATTACTTCGTAAGTCACGTTTACAAACTCAGGAATTATAGTAGTCACATATGACTTGATTGGCTTGCTATTTGTGAGTACGCTGAATTGATCGTATTTGTTTTGGTGACCGTATTTTATCTCTTGTGTGTGATATAGTTGTGGATAGTTAGCATCTACTTTTGATCCTAAAGTCTTATCCTTTTCTATACCACTCCTTCTATATGAAATTAATGGTGATTGAATCTTTCCAGCCATATCACGAAAGTATCCATCCGCTTGGACGTTCTTCCATTTTTCTGGAGCACCAAACATTACTGGAACTTTTACTGTTGTACCAAACTCATCTACTTGTGGTTTAATTACATTATCAAAGTACCATTTAATTGTATGATCGATATCAAATAAACCAATCGATAACTCTTTTAGAGTATCGTCATCCCTTCTGACATCGTTGTCACGACCAAAGCGCTTATCTACGTTTCCAGTAGAAAGCTCGTATTGGGATTTTGGTAAATTCTTTTTCGTGTACATTATATTCTAATTTTTTCTATCTGAAGTCTTGATACTCTTGATAGGTGAGCTACACACTCGACAGTTAAACTCTTACCGAACTCTGGTCCAACTCCTTTGGAGTGCTCGTTATCCTTACCTGCAATAAACTGAACCTCGTTTGTGTTATCTACTTCATAGTACATTCCACGATCTTCAATAATATCACCTACTTGTGGTACCAAGTTTAGCTCCTCTAACTTTAATCTTAAAAACTTAAAATTGAAACCAGAAGTAGCGTCTATACCAAACTGATCGTCTTGTACTGTTTGAACTCCTTGAGTTCTGTCAATTATACAAGTTAACCGAACTGGTCTAAAATAAGTCTTTTGTGCAGAAGCTTCTCCATAAAGATTATTCACATCCTTACTTTTTACACCTGGTAAGTATAATTTGTAATAGTGAACTTCCTGCTGAATTATATTGTCTAGCAACTCACCATTCACTTTGTGTATAAAGCTGATATCTCTACTACTTCCAAATAATGCCATTACTTAATGTATATGTATAGTGGTACTTTCGATAACTGTGTTGAAAGTGCTGTTGCAATTGCTGTTTCTTGTTCCATCTGACCTTGTCGTGTCATCGATGTTAGTAATGTATTCAACTCCAATATTAGTGCAGTTTTATCTTCACGTCCTTGTGCAATTAGGTCTGCCCCATTTAATGTCATCTCAGATCCCGGGATTGGAACTGTAGAGTATTTACCTCTAATCAATCCTAGCATCTCTTTAGCTGTTGCAAGGGTATACTTGTATATCCACTGCAATCCTATATCTTTGATGTTTGTGAATTGTATTCTACTATAAGGTACGTTGCTTAAATCGCTTATCGATCCTGAAGGAGTTTTTAGTGGATTATTTCTATCCGCTACTACAATATACTCAAACCACATATTAACTCCATATGTTGGTGTTGGGAATAGTTTTAGTTTATTGTTTCTCAACTCAAAACTATATGTTGACTTTCTAATCGTATCATTTAGTTCGATAGCTTGCATACGAAGTAAATCTGCATACAAAGGCATTACCATGAACGATACCGCTGGTGAGTAAGAACCCCATCCAAAGCTATCCAACATCTGTTGCGTTCCTGCTCCCGTTCCCACATAAGGGTCAAAGTATCTTACAATTGCAGGTGTAAAGTCATGATACACTCTCTTAATCTCAATAGCACTTCCTGACTCATATACATTAGCCCATAAAGCGTTTAGGTCATACTCACTCACTGATCCGGTTAGTTGAATGTAGCCTTTTTTATAAGACACATCTCCACCAGATCCGGCCTCACTACCGTACTGCTTAGCCATGCTAATTGTTCTACCCATATTAGGTGTAATAACTCTTTGAGATAGCTGGTTTGTTGTAGGAGTGCCTTGCAACGTAAGCATATAATCCTTAGCGTTATTCATGTTAACTTGAGTACTGAACTCAGTTACTGACTCTTCAAATGCTGCAAAAAAGTTAATGTCTTGCAACTCAACTTCCATTATTGGATATCCTAGCTTACGAGCACACCAATCAGCAACCTTGTTGGCTTCTGTTTTGAAAGTAACGTCACTATCGTAATAGCCAAATGGTGTTGGTCTCGTCGCACTGGTACCACCGTAATACGAAGCAGATGCACTTGCGAAAGAACTTGAGCCTGGCCAAATTGGTATATTCATGTATCTAGATTTTACTATAAATATCAACGAAAAAAGCTTTTCGCAAACAAAAAAGGACCGCTAGGGTCCTTTCTCAAATAATATGTTTAAACTTCTAATCTCGATAATCTGAATACACAGATAGGATGTTTTCTACAATCTCATGTCTGTGGTTAGTTTTTAGTGATAAAATTCTAACTCCTGGTACATGCTCCTCTAAGCGCAGAAAGAAGCTGATTCCCGAGTCCTTTTTGTTTTTTAAGTCAATCTGTGCAAGGTCTCCACAGAAAATCATCTTTCCTCCTTTACCTAATCGACCTAGCATCATTTCGGTCTGAGTGTGTGTAATATTTTGACACTCATCTACTAACACTATTGTGTGTGGGAATGTTCTTCCTCGCATAAATGCAAATGGAACAATCTCGATTGTGTTCTCAGCTACCATCTTATCTATCGCCTCCTTATTGTATAGCATATACAAATTGGCGTAGATGGGTGCTAACCATGGATCCATCTTTTCCTTCATATCACCTGGAAGAAATCCTATCTCCTCTTTAGCGACTGTTGGTCTTGTTATCACAATCTTCTCGACTTCTCTTTTGAAAAACATATCAAGGGCTACCTGACATGCAACTAGGGTCTTACCAGAACCTGCCATTCCTTTTAGAAGGATTACTGGATTGTCGTAGATAATAGCTTTCGCTGCTTTCTGCTCCTCGTTTAGCTCAATCTTAAACTTGATCGGATTCTTCGGCTTTCTCTTATCGAGATTGCTAATCTTCTTTTGCGGATTCTGTTGTCCTTCCATAAACTAATAACTTTCGTTTTATATAAATAGCATGGAAAACAAAAAACCCCTCACAAGGAGGGGTTCAAGGTTATATTTGAATTACTATTAATAGTTGTTCAAATCAGCTACGTATACTTTACCGTAGAACTCTGGACGAGTTACAACTTTAGCGTAACGTGTCATTACACCACGTCTTGGGATAAAGTTATTCGGATCGTATACAAGTGGAGTCAACATTAATGGAATGTATGGTGCGTAAACAGCTCCTGTTTCCAAGAATTGGTTACCTCTGAATCCCATCAATACTGTATTCTCTTGCATGTATGGATTTTTGTACACTTGGTAACGGCTAGTCATAGCACCTACTTTTTGTACACCCATTGCATACTTAGATTTTGTTCCATCTCCGTCTGCTGCATATCCTGGGATTGATTCTAGGATTGTAGAAACGTCTGGAGAACATACTAGGAAGTTTGCACCACCACGTAATGTTTTCGCGTGAATTTGGTTAGACACTTTTTGTAGTTTAGTACCTAAAGTAGCAAACCAAGTTCCTTGGATGTAAGCAGTTCCAGTGAACTGTCCAGCAGCGAATGCAGAACCATTCCACTCTTGACCAACTTTTGCAGACCAGTACTCTGTCGTTGCAGCTGCTGAAATCAACATATCCATGATCTCTAAGTCAATCTCCATAGAAACGTACTCAGACAACATAGCTGTTAATTCACCTTCAGCATCAACTGAGTGGTAAGCGTTAAGATCTTGCGCGAACTCTGGCGTCCATGCAGCTTTCAACTTACGAGTCTTAGCAGTTACTGGAATTGAACGCATTTGCAATTCAATTTCTGGAATTTGTAAATCCGCATCAAGTGAACGGTTTGTACCAGTTACATCTTTAGATTCGAAGTCATTTCTGTTATCGTTGATTGGTTGTACAGAGTAGATAACTTTAGCTACTGTTGCAGCTGTACCAATACCTGCTGTTGCAAGTGATGCAGTTACAACGAATACGATATTACTTCCAGCGATACGAGTAAATGCTGGCAAGTACTGACCTTCACTTAGGTTAGTTGAACCAGAAACTGGTACAAATGAACGTACACCATACTCATCAAAACGAGTTAATGTAGATGTTGAGATAGACCAAGTTCTCCATTGAGCTAATGATCCAGTGTAGTTACCATCAAAGTTAACGTCAGTTGCTTGAACTGAACCAGTCACTACAGCTAACAATGAAGATGATGCGTTGTTTACAGAGTATCCGAAACGACCTGCTCCGTAAAGACCGTCAGTTGGGTTACCAGCTGCATTTGTGATACCTTGTAGAGTACCAGTTTGGTTTGATCCAGTTGGAGCAAATCCGAATGGTTTTTTGTTGTTACCATATTTGAAGTCTAAGTAGAATACTAGACCTGAAGGCAAGTTCATTGGCTGTACAGAAACGAATTCTTTTGCAGCGATCTCAGCGAATACACGACGTACTAACGGAAGAGCTACACCACTCCATTGCTCAAATCCTGATCCACCTACACCTGCAGTTGTACCAGAACCCTCTTTTACTAATTGTTTTGCTTGGTTTTCCAAAAGGACAGCCACAGTAGACTTCTCATTTTTAGATCCCAAACCTTCAAGTAATCCCGTACGAGACCACTTAGAAATCAAAGGCTTTGTTGCTTCGCCTCTGTTTTCACTATGCATGTTTTCAAACAAGTTCATTTTCTTGGTTTTTTAAATTTGATTAACGATTAAATTTTACTAATTCTGTAAAACGGTTGTAAATTTTGTTCTCACTTAGAATCTTAGTAGTTGGCTTTTGGCTTTTAGAAGCAAATCCTTCTACCATTTTAGTTTTAGTTGCAGGAGCTTTTGCTATTGCTTTCTTAGCTACTGATTCAGCAAGAGTTGTGTAGATCAATTTCGCTTCACGAACGTTTTTAGCACGATCGAAAGTTTCGATGATTTTCACTTTTTGACCTTCAGTAAGACCTTCTTTTTTGATCAACTTGTTTACATAAAGTAATTTAGCGTTCAATAGGTTTACTTCGTTCAATTTGCTACGTAAGAATTTGATTACTTTGTAAGCTTCTTCCAACTCTTCCTCTGCTTTTTCAGCACGTTCAGTGTCTTCACCACCTTCTTCATCTTCTTCACGCAATGCACGGATGATTTCTTCTAAGTCAACTTCTTCGTCATCACCTGACTCTTCGTCTCCTTCTTCTTCCATCATCTTCATTTTTTTCTTTTTGCCTTCTGACTTAGGAGCTTCTTCATACTCTTCATCTTCACCTTCTTCAAGAGATTCCTCTTCGTCTTCAGCTGGAGCTTCTTCATCTTCACCTTCTAACTCACGGATCAATTCTTCTAGGTCTTCGTCTGAGATATCACCTTCTTCTTCAGCAGGCATCTCTTCTTCAGTTGGCATTTCTTCTTCAGCAGGCATTTCTTCTTCGTCACCTTCTTCAGCTAACGCTTCTGGATCTTCACCTGCATCATCAGCAGCGCCTTCTCCACTCTCATCTCCAAAGATATCATCTTCTTCGTAGATTCCAGCGTTTCTTCGCATTCTTGATTCCATTTTTTCATCAGCACTGTCTTCTGCAGGTACTTCCTCTACTTCATCTTCTTCCATCTCTTCTTTGATTTTGTGAGATAGCATAGATTGGATCTTCGGAGCAAATGCTTCTTCAAGTGCAAACTTAGCATTAGCCAACGCGGTTTCTCTAACAGCTTTAGCATCTGCAATTGCATCTTTTAATAATTTGTTCATTTTGGATTTTTTTGTCCTGAGGCTATTGGAGCCAGCAATTTAATATCAAATATAGGACACTATAATAAGGATAGCGTATTTACAAATAAGTATTACAGTAAAACACAAAACCCACTTTTTAGGGTGGGTTTGTTAAAAATAATTTGTATATTTGTAGGTTATGCTACTGCTAGATCTGGTAACTCTTCTGAGCCTTTTCCTTTTTCGTCTTTGTACTGTTTGATTGCTTCTTTAATGTGCTTCCATAGTGCTGCAATTTCAAATCCTTTTCCAACTAATCCAGTAAGGGATAATACAATCATTAAAGGTGATGCACCTAATACTGGGAAGAACATCGTACCCAAAGCAAAGAACACCAATACAACAATCATTGTTCCTGCATATCCTGCTATCTTTTGAGCTACATCTCCACCACCCATTTTTCCAGCAATGAATCCGAAAAACTTTTCCATTGCCTTTGCAGGTAGTCCGGTTAACTTTTTCAAGAACCCTGCCATCTTAGTAATCCCAGCTGCCATTTTACTTGGATCTACTTTCTTTCCAGTGGCTTTTTCTACTGCTTTTGCTATTACATTCATCAATGCCGTATTCCCTAGTATGTTTCCTACCATCTCAAGGGTATGGATCAATCCACCTGCACTCTCTGAGATAGTGTAGCCTCTAGCTTCTTTAATTTGACCGGCAACTGCATCAACATCTTGAGCATCTACATTGTCTAATTTTCCTTGGTCATTTAAGGCAGCCATTAGAAGTGCAGCTTGTACTTCTTCGTCTGTTGCATCTTCTCCGGCAGCTTGTAGCTCCTTTCCTAGATTAACAACCTGACTCTGAATACCAGATGCCATTCCTGCTGCGTTTTCCATTATCATTTTGATTCTCTTTTTGAAAAGAATCTGCTGAGTAAGCTCTGTTATGCTGATTTGTGTTTTTTTCATTTTTTAACTTTAAAGAATTTTTTAGCGCTTTCTGTAATATCGTCGAAACCTACTAGGATGTTAACCCCATCTGGTTCTACTGTAGCAATAATTCCATCTTTAGTAATCTTTTTAGCTACAGCTTTAGAATTTATGAAGTGTGCTTTATTATACCTCTTGACTCCATCAATATCGAAGCTAAAAGATAAGGCATCCTCCCCTCCTCCTTCTTTCTTTTCTGTGTCTTTTTCGTCTTTAGCGTCAGCACCGTCTGCTGCTGGTTCTGCTTCATCTGCAGCCGCTGCATCTCCGCCGGCATCTGCACCTGGTGCTGCAAAGGGATTAGTCGGAGCCTTTTCTTCAGCCTCAAAGACATATTCATTGAGAATTTCTGAGATCAGCTTGTTTATAAGGTGCTTGCTCATGCTTAGTGTATTTCGTAGTATCTACCTAAAGTACTACCCATTTCTTCGTAAAGAGCTTCTAGTCGTTGTTGCAATTTAGCAACTTCACCTACAGTCTTTCTAAATGCCTCATTGTTGGAGCGAAGAGACTTCATATTACGCTTAACGGTTACTTCATCGAACCATTCGTCAGTTTCCTGCAATGCAATACGCTCAGCGTTCTCAACAATCTTACTAATTTTTTCAGCTGCTTCACGCATACCATCAGTACGGTAAATGATCTTTCCATATTCATTGAATAAGGATACCTCTTGTAAGAATGCAGCTTTTTCGTTGCGCTCTACCTTTTGGTCAAGATTTTCTATAATTTGTTTTAGTTTCATATTACATTACTGAAATTATATCACCAATAAGTGAATTGATTTTTGAATATTTGTTTGCTGTTCCTCTATTTACACCTTCATTAAGTGATGGTGACATAAAGGCTCCTTGTGTAGATGGATTCGATACTAAGTCCCAACAAACGATTTCAAAATCATCTTGAACTTCTACCTTACCTTCTCCTAGGTTTGATACTGAACCCATACCTCGAGATGAAATACCTAAACGGATTCCAGCCTTCAGAAGTTCTTTTGCTATGTTTCCTGATGGCGTTCCTAGAATTTCTATCTTACCCATCAAGTCAGCGCCATTCCACCACAAGTCTAATACGTTGTGGGATACGTTTGATAAATTCACTACAGAAGATTCTGGGTGATCTAACTCTCCCAATGCTCTACGCTCTGCAATGAATACTTTTTTGTACTTATCACATTCACGCTTTAAAATCGGTAATGGATAACTTCTTCCATTCTGGTTAAAGTTTTCATCACCTCTAGTACTACCTCTTTGCATGATACCACTAACAATAACCTTACCGTTGTTGGTTGCCATAGACTCTGTAATCTGTTCTGGCGTTACGGTTATTGATCCTATATAGTCAACTAGTACTTGTTTCATGGTTTTATTTCTTTGGATATGTTTTGCACTAACTGTTGTTCTTGGTTAAGGTTTCCAAGTCTTATGTCCTCATCGTAATCTTGATAGATAATTTCACCAGCTTTGTAATCAATAGCAATTGGTTCCCCATTAAGCATGATATCAAACTCATACCAATCAGCTCCAATCTGGTTGTAATCCACATCTTGAGCTGTTATTTGGATTCCTGCTTTATTGAAAATCTGCACTAATCTATCCTTTACCGAGTTTGCAGCTAGTTCTTTTAGGTTAGCCAATCGACTCACCTTCTTATTAACTTCTGCAATTCTAGCTTTCATTTTAAGAATAGCTTCGTTTGTCTTTTTCCAATAACGAGAATTATCTAACGCTGATTCTTGCTTCAGCTTCATGCTGTGATCTAGCGCTTGAGATATCTCTCTCAACATACGGTTCACTTCAAGTACCTTTCTATTCACTTTCTGAACCTCAGTTAATGAACTATCCTCTTTAAAGTTTTTATAGTTTGCTTCGTTTAGCTTAACAAAGTGTGGTTTTTTCTCACTAGGTTTGATTGAGTATGCATATTGGTCATCTTCAACATCGATAGCTGTAGTACCATCTCCACCCTCTTCGCCAGACCAAGCAGCTGCAGTAAGGAAGCCAGGAACACCTGCTGTGGTACTTCCCTCTTTTCGTAGCTTTTTAATATAACTACGAACTTCGTTTTTTTCTTCTTCGGTCAGTGTTTTCTTAATTGACATTCTTCAGCTCTTTTAATAGTTCATGATAAAGTAACAATGACAAGATGTGTTCTTCCTTAATGTTACGCATTTTGGAAAAAGAGTCAAGCATGTTGCTTACTTCGTTTAACTTGATTTTAGTCACCTTATCTGCTACCTTAGGTTGAAACTTCTTCAATTGAGTTTGTAGTAGTTTTGCCTCTTTTGTAGCAAATTCTTTCAAAGACACTGTGTTTGAGATATTGTTGATATACTCTTTAAGAATGCTTCTCTGTCTAGTTGATAGATTAGCGTACTTCTCGTTAAACTTATCAATCATCAACTTGTATGCTAATAACCTTACTTCCTCATCTTGTTTAAGATAGTCGCCTACTGGGTTAGCTGATTCGTTGAGTTGGTTTGATTTCTTTTTTGTTAAATGCTCAATAATTGTATATCGGCTATTAACAACCTCTGCTGCCCTTGAGACAGTTACACCTTCAAACACTCTATAAATAGAAGCGTAGAGTTTGTAGTCAGATAGGTTTGTTTTAAAGAAATCCCCTAAATCGTAGTGATTCTTAATCTCTCGAATTAAGGAGTACTTTGTATCTTTTAAGGTTTTTGCGTCTAGCTTGTTGCGCAGCTTTACCACAGTGTTAACTAGGTACGCTGCTTTCTCTGGATTAGCGAATCTTTCATTCACCAATGTTTGGTATAACACCAATTCCCTAGCGACTACAGAGTTTGATTTGAAATACTCTCTAATCAGCTTTAACGCTGGTGACTTATCGATACCCTTGATCGTGTCTGCTGCAACTTGCCTAGTCAGCAACTCAAATAGAATTGCAGTGTTCTTGATCTTGGAATGTGTTGACTTTTTCATCTAAATATAAATATGCACTTATGATTTATTCCTCTTGTAAGATGTTATCTTCGTTTAATAAATTTGAGCTATCTTGCTCATTTTCATCGTTAAAAGTCTCAGTCAGTGCTCTTTTCTTAGAAGGAATCGAGTTTAACATACTTCTGTATGCTTCGATTGACTGTCTTTTGTTTGACTTCGTCTCTGACACGTTCATTATAGTCTTGTTTCCTAATGGATCCCAACCAAGTGGATGTTCGTGTGTTCGATAACTTCCAGGCTCCTCAGGACGTCCTGCTCCAGGCCAGCCACCTTTAGGTGCCTTCTTGTCTGCGTCATACCCTTTTGGAACACCTCCATTACCTTTATAAAGAGTTGCCAAATCGTGAGGTGTTCCGAATGATTGACCAGTTTTAATTGGATCGTTTCCTTCAGTCTTAATCTGCTCGATTCTAAATTGTGCTTTTGTATCTTCGATAATCCTATCTTGCTCATGCAAGAATTCTGCCTCACTTAGGTAG